CGATATTCAGTTTTTTACTTCTGAAAATCAGTAAGGTTTCTTTATATACGTTATGGAATAAAATTTTTATCTCTTGAATAATCGCAAAATGTTGCCATTTTGTTGCCAATCACTAAGCAAATTTGCTTGTAACCCGCATAAATACTGGTATCTTGTGATTGTGTGGATTATTCAAACTCGATTTCGTAACAGCATTTCTGTGTACGTTCATCGTTAATTTTTCCACTAATTTTATGAATTTTATTTGTGATTACTTTCATTACTTTTATTTGTGTTCTCTAATAACATCATAATAACATCATTTATGTTTTTGTCAATACCAGTATATGTATCAAATATAGGCTGATGTTCTAATCTATAAGATTCATCTGCCTGTGCATTTTTTCCATTATCACAATTTTCTGCAATAATTTGAACCTCTGGATTCGTCATTATGATAGATGGTTTTTCCCAAAACGGAGAAGGAATAACCGGATCAATTAAATCAGATTTGTCAAAATGCACTTTATTATCCTGTTCAACGTACATAATACCACCTTAAATTTAATGTTTTATCTCCAAAACATCTTCAATATCACAATCAAGTTCCTGACATATAGCATCTATAACTTTAAGATTGACAGGTTCGTTTTTACCAAGCTTCGCTAATGTAGCATTACTGATTCCTATTTTATCCCGAAGCTCCGTCTTTTTCAAGTGCTTATCAATTAGTGTTTTCCATAGTCTATCGTATGATATCATCGTGCAACTCCTTCCTTATGAGGATTAAGCGGACAATCCGCACAATTTTCTGTATCGCTGCTGCATCTTCCTACATTCAAATAATTAATTCCTACTTCATAAGGGCTATACCCAAAGCTGTTTCTCGCAAGACCGCATGGACCACAATTAAGATTATGACGTGGACTGCAGTCCCAGAAATAATCAGAGATATTTCGTGTATTTTTGATCATCTTCTTTCTCCTCCTATCTTTCGCAAAATTTTCTCTAATTTATCCATTATCACAATCATATTTCGGTAAATCCTGCCAAAAATACGATCTCTTTTAAGAGCTTCCTTTAGCTCGACAACCGATTGATTGTATTGCTCTTTCAATCTTTCATCAACCATATAATCACCTCTGTTTTATTATAAATTCATTTTTCTGTTTTGTCAACTTTTTATTCTGCTTTTTCAGAAAAAATATTCAGAATATTAGAAAAAAAGCATTGACACTGGGTGTACATATGGTAATATATTCATAGAAGCAGAATAAAAGTTCAATAAAACAGAAATATGATTTAGGAGGATAAATATATGATAAAAAATCAATTATTCGGAGTTGAAGTAGAAATGACAGGTATTACAAGAGAAAAAGCAGCTCGTCTCGTTGCCGAAGTTCTTGGAACAGTGCCTTCTCATCCAGAATCAAATTGCTACCACACACGCACGATTGCCGATCAGGCAGCTCGTAAATGGAAAATTATGAGAGATTCATCTATTACACCAATAAGAAACGATGATACAATCGAGCCTCTTGACGAATACAGAGTCGAATTTGTAACACCGCCGCTCAATTATTCCGACATTGAACTTCTCCAAAACATCATACGAAAACTCCGAGAGAACGGAGCAAAGGCTCATAGCAGTTGCGGCATTCATATCCATGTCGATGGTGCAAACCATACAGCAGCATCTCTTAGAAGATTAGTTAACTTTATGACAGCCAGACAGGATCTGATTTACGAAGCTCTCCAAATCGGAGACCGCGAGAGTAACTGGTGCCACAAACTTAACAAAACGCTCCTTGATGCTATGAAAAAGGATAAGAATCTTACAAAAGAAAAAGCCGAAGAAATCTGGTATAGCAGAGCAAATGATGGTTATTGCGGTGGAATCGATCATCAGCACTACAATGCTACAAGATATCATGGAGTAAATCTCCATTCTTTCTTCACCAAGGGTACAGTGGAATTCAGACTTTTCAACAGCACGCTTCACGCAGGAAAAATCAAGGCCTACATACAGTTTTGTTTGGCGGTATCTGCATGGGCTATCACTTCACAAGAAAAAATCGTATTCCGTTCAATGGATGGATACACACCAGAGCAGAAAGTTACAATTATGAGAAACATTCTAACTCACCGCCTCGGACTTTATGGAGACGAATTTAAAACATGCAGGCTTCATCTTATGACACCACTTAAAAAAGCTGCCGGAATGACTTGTCGAGCAGCTTAGTAAAAAGTGCTGACCTACCGGCACAACGGGGAGATTGGAGAATAATATGGGAAAATTGTATGTAGCATACGGAAGCAATCTCAACTTAAAGCAGATGGCTTATAGATGCCCCTCTGCGAGTATTTATGGCACTGGACAATTAACTAACTGGGAACTTTTATATAGAGGCAGTGCAACCAATTCGCACGCAACAATAGCCAAAAAGCATGGTTCATATGTTCCTGTTCTACTATGGAATATTGAACCAGAAGACGAGAAAAGATTAGATATATATGAAGGATATCCCCGATATTATTATAAGCAGAATGTAATGGTTGATATTGGTGGGAAAAAGAAAAGAGCTATGGTCTATATTATGAACCAACAGCGTACACCCGGAAGACCATCTTTGACCTACATAGAAACCATCCGGCAGGGATACATTGATAACAATTTTGATTTAACACTATTTGAGAATTCATTGGATAGAAATACCATTGAATGCAGATAAATATTGTGGTATAAAAAAAGACGTTCGGTCCTTGAACGTCTTTCTCTATGACAGCAGTGTTGCAGCACTACTTGTCTGACGAAATCAAGGAGCCGGATCTGGTGTGGGTAATCTTCGCATAATCATTTGGCACCCTAACAATCAGTTCATCGAGTTCGCAATGTAGAGCCTCGCATATTAGGTCGAGGTGTTCCAAATTCACTCTATCTGTGTACTCATGGTACAATTCGCTGATGGTGTTGGGTCTGATTCCGGTTGCCCTGGCCAGATCCGCCTGACTCCATTTCATTTCGCCGAGCTTTGTAGATAGTAAAATTCTTATCATACGTCGTTGCTCCTTCCGTTATAAAATAGCATTTTCTGACATCTTTTTGTGTCGTTTGTTATTTTATAGCGGATTGTGTTATATCTTATCGGTATAGGTTATGGAGCAACTGACCGTCTTGACTATTACAGTCTGTTTCCATAATCTTCATCAAGAGAAATCCATCTGTCTCTGTCTTTTTCTCCCGATTTTAATAATCCCCAGACTTTAGCTCCCGGACCTTCAGCTGTATCAATGATTGTAAATACATTTTTACCAGTATATTCCGGACTTCCATTTTTCTTCCAGTAATCATAAGTAGTTCCTGGTCCTTTTCTGATTCTGAGATCAGGAATTGTCACCCGGAACTTAAAAGGAGTACCATCATCTTTGATGCAAGGATAGATCTCATTGCCATCATTATCAAATACCTTGTATCCGCTGTTCTGCTTACATAATTCAATGGCATTGTTCTGATTCTTGAATGCTCCAATCTGTGAGTCCGCATCATCCCAGTTCTTTCTTACTCTGTAATATCCTGTGCCTGCTGTCTGCTGCTTCTGCTCCGGTGTTGCTTTGAATGATACATATTCAGGTATGGTTGTGATAAAAAGCCCGCTCTTTAACTTGTACCACTTTTCATCTGCTGATATACCAACCACAGTGAATGTGCCTGCATGTTCAACATGATCAACATACTTGTCTAATATACAAGGTGCTTTTCTTACATTAAGTCCATCATCACCTGTGTAAATAATCTTCACAGAACCACTCAAAGGATTGACAGCCTGTGAACTTGTATCATCGCTGCTGTTATCTACTGGTGCATCTGGCACTGTGTCAATCGTCTGTCCTCCCATGGCTTTCTTAACATCTTCTCTAAACTGATCCATAGTAAGTCCGAACTTGTTCCAAATGTGCTCAACGTCCCCATGATTGCTTGCGATACCTCTCTGATTTCCCTCATGATGTGAGATAATTACACCATCCTCCAATGGATTTAGCCTAAATTCCTTGCACCATTTAGCAAATACCTGTACTGCATTCGCATATGTTGCAAGGACATGTCTCTTGGTATTGCTTCCGTCTCCTGTCTCAATCCATGTAGCCCCTCCCACATACTTAATTGTAGCCGGCTCTGTCATTTCAAGAGATAAATGTGTGTTGTTGACACTGCCATTCTTTCCACTTGCTCCATGCCATCCTCTTCTAGCCTTTTTCCGCTCCGGGAAAAGAGGTAAACACTGAATTGCATAAGCGTCAGCGCCTGTAACTGCATGAACACAGGCTCCTGTAGAAGTCTCCCAAATCTTTGCAAATACTTCCGGCTTAGGCTGCGGACACCCTACACTATGTAACATAGAGCCCTTTACAGTAATTTCATCTCCCGTTTTATTGCAGGGACTATTCGTTGCAATCTGCTTTCTGATTTCAATTCCCATATTCAATTCCTCCATTTCGTCATACTGTGTTAATTCATATTTCTTTATGATTGAGCAAATCTTAGACACATAATTTATATCTGTGGCATATCCTCCAGCTTTAATGATTTCAACCGCTTTTCTGTAGTCTTTTTCGTTTGCGATACCACAATATCTATGTTCCGTTCCATTCATAGCACCAACAAGATACATTGAATGGTCCTTTATGCTCATTTCTATATCTGGATATGCCCTAAAATCCGCTTTGATAGTATAAATTTTTCCGGCTTCATCCTGCTCGTTTGTGACTTTCGTGTATTTTGATACTCTATCCCATACACTCCCCCACGAGTTGCTGCTCAAATAGCATTTCATGCCGAAGTAATTATTAGCTTTCTTCGCCAATTCAGATGTCCCCCAGGAACTTTCAAGAATCGCCTGAGCAATCGTGACAGAGGCAAGAATTCCGTTCTCTTTCATATCACTTATCGCATATCCACATATTTTCTGAATAAAATCCTGTTCTTTCATGTGTTCCTCCTACAAATCTCTTTGATCATAGTTATTTTGTTCATTATCCAATTCTTTTATGGTCAGTACACAAAGTGCAATTAGGCACAGCGGCCATGCTATTGATGCTAACACAAGAAATACCGGGAATATTACTATCCCCGGTGTATTCTCTGTGTGTCTTTTGGATATAGATTTATACATTGTCCTGCAAAGCAAAATCACTCCTGCTACGAATCCTAAAATTGCAATGATTATGTAGACCATAATCACCGTTCTCATTTATCCTCCGGCTTATAGAACCTTTTCCAAATAGTAATCAGATATTCCCAACCTTTGCAGCAAACAATAGCAACAATAAATGAAGCAAAAATTACAGCCACAAGGTAATACCACACGAAGGTGATTTTCGCATATGAAATATATGCAAAAAAGGCTGTGACGCAAATTATAATTGACAGGATTAAGACCTGCAAAGATGTAGGAATTCTGTTAAGAATACCAATCTCCTTTGTGAACTCTGTAATTACAGAAATCAGTGTACAGATAACCGCAACTACAACAAGTAACTGTGACGCATTAGCAATAATAAATTCCATGTTCATGATGATTCCTCCTATAAATAATCTCAACTAAAGTTACATTCCAATTTGCGTAAATGCAAATCCTAGGACAATTCCTATTACCGCAGTTATTACATAACCAACGACTTTTCTCCACATTTCTCCGTCTTTGCTTTCCAAAGACACGAGACGTTTCCCCTGTGCCTCCTGCTCCCTAACCATGCTTTCAACACTCTGTGCCAGTTTTTCTATTGATACCGTAAGAGCGTTGATCTGCTTGGTATTTTCCTCCAACTGTTCAATCCGTCGGTTCTGCCTGTGGTCTTCCTGCTCCATTCGCTTTTGGTATTCTTCATACTCAGCTCTTGTAATTGGATCCTCCATTGTTCTCTCACCTCCTTCCAAAGGGCATAAAAAAAGAGCCTTACGGCTCTAATTCGCTTTTCATATCGTTATACTGCCCGATAACTTCATCTACAATTGCTGTATCCTCCGTTAGTTTATCGTCCGAAAATTCCCTGTCATTTTTCAACAGTTGAATATCCGTTGCCTGTCTGGCTACGATTTTTCCAAGGCGGTATATGATTTCATCCTGTTTTTCAACCATATCCATATAAAGTTCGAGCAGTTCTAACATATTGTCTTCATCCATTTTCTGTATCAGCCTCCTTCGGATTGTGCGTAAGAACAAAATCCTCAAATATTTTCTTTTCCAAAGCCCTGCAGTCGCAATGATCCATCAAGGCCTTATAACTCATAAGAGTGGAGCGGGCTCTATCAAGGTCTATCTCATAATCACGATAAAGCTCCTGTATTGTTTTCAAATGCCTTTTCATTCTAAGGCTTGTACTTTTTCTCAATCGAACATCAAAAGGGCGAATAGTATAACCAACAAATTCCATGCCATGTGAGACAGGTCTAATTGCTGTTTTATTATTTAATCGAAGTTTCAGAACATCGCCTAAAAAATCAGAAAACATATTCTTGTACCTGTGTAGCAACTCCTTGTCCGTCGATAAAATAATCACATCATCCATATAACGAATATAATACTGTATGCCCTCTTTTCTCTTTGCCATTTGGTCCATAGGGTTTAAATACATATTGCCATACATATGCGACAATCCGCCACCTATGGCAATCCCTACATCCCACAGCATTTCTTTATCCGATATTTCCAGTGGTGACTTTACTCCAAGCGGAAGTCCAAATGCTCTGGAAGCATGGCACACATAATGTTCAAGGAATCTAACCGCTTCCTTGTCCCCTATCTTTTTCCGGATTATGCTCATAAGCACCTCATGATCCATTCGATAGAAGAATTTCTCCACATCCATTTTCAGATAGTACCAACGTTCACCGCTTTTCTCTACAAAATCAACCCACCCTGCTAATCTCTGCATAGATTTAAGTTGTCCTCTATCTTCTATGCAGGAATAGGTATCACTAATCATCCCTTTACAAACTATAGGATTGAGTACATTGTATGCTGCCCTTTGAATTACTTTTGTTGTGTAATCAGAAAATATTACTTTTCGCAATTTTGGCTCATACACATAAAAATGATGGTATATGTCTGGCGGATAATTATGGCATTTAAGTTTTTCGGATATCGAATGTATATTATCTTCCAGGTTACCCCAGAATGCTAGCTGCTCATTTTCATATCTTTTTCCTGCTCGGGCATCTTTCTCAGCCTGTAGCAAATTATCAAAAGATACAATTTGAGCATACACATTTTTAATGGACATATTATCTCCTTTCAGAGCATTGCGGGATTCGCTTATACTACTACCGGCATTCATGCCCATTACATTTTTTTGCGAGAGCAAAGGAGACGGAATCCTTTACACCTCTGTACTGACTGCACACCCATTAGGTCTGCAGCATCTGACTTGAAGGCAGAGCGGAGCGGAAACCGATGTTCCAGTTCGCATTGGAGCGGGGATTGTTGAGGTTCAAGTTGAAGACACCAGCGTTGGCACCATTGTTCCAGTTGCCCCCGCAAATCGGCAAACGCAGTATTCCGTACCCTACTTGCTTACACTCTTTATCCAGCCTCCTACCATTCTGCCAATTTCAACTACCAGACCGGACCATTGTTCATATTTTTTCGGAGGTAAAAAACCTAAGTTATATGACAATCGGACATATGCCTTTAACTTTTCCACTTCTACATCTAATTCCTGTAGTGTAGTTTTCTTATAATACTTTTTGTTGGCCTCGATAATCCTCTCCAACATAACATCCATGCACCTCTTTATATCCACAACAAGGGCGAATTTCTCGCCCTTTGGATATTGTGCCAATGCAGGATAAGCATAGTTCATCATATCGAAGGTCTTTTGTAATATCTTTAATTCCTCCATAAAGTCCCTCTATACCATATTTTTTTCCATTCTACCACACATAGTTCTGCTTCGGATTTATTTGTTATTTTATATCGTATTTCGTTATTGCAAGGTAAAAAATAAAATAAGAGGCTGCTATCGCAGCCTCAGTCAGATTACAGTGCAACAGATTACAGATCAACAAAAGCGGAGCGGAAACCGATGCTCCAGCTCGCATAGGAGCGGGGATAGCTGAGGTACAAGCTGAAGACACCAGCGACGGCACCAGAGCCCCAGCTGCCCCCGCAAATCGGCAAACGCTCGCCAACAGGGTTGAACCAATGATAATCACCTGCGTAATCTCCGTTTGGTTCGTCTGGGTAGAGCAATAACATCTTTGCAATTTCTGGAGCAGTAAGCCCGCTTGCAAGTGTCATATCTTTATACTGTCCACCGACACCGCTATCAGTCTTATATGTAATCGCACCAGAAGTAAGCTGAATTTTACCAGATACCCAATCCCACTTTAATGTTCCGGCTGTTCCAGGTTCTACAAGCGAGCCATCCGCCTTAATTGCTTTCCAGAGAGTAGAGGATGCCGACATATCACATTTGCTACCCATCGCTGCATTATTGTATGGAATGATCTGGATTTCTCCATCAACAAGACGCATGCCTGCATTCCACTCCCATACATTTCCGTTTAAGTCACAAATGCCATCTCCGTGATGGTTATGGTTCCATGTTACAGGTCCAGAACCCGTGAAACATCTTCCAGTTTTTCCGCTATCCTTTGAAGATTCCTCGCCGTGTTCATGTGTATAAGCCGAATCTTTTCCGTAATTATTGTTTCCATGCGGCATAGTGCCATTCTTGCGGCACCAGAGAGCAATATAAGCCCACTCTGCCATTGTTGCAAGGTGGAAGCCCGCTCCTTTATTTTCGCAAGCCTTTCTTGTAGCATCCCAATTTATGGAATTTGCAGGATCTCTGTGTCCAAGAGAATATGCCCTTTCATTTACAATAATATTCTGATACTTAGAATAATAAAAAGCGGTCTTCTCGACACTGTCCACATTAAACGCATAATGAACATTATCGCTAAGGCCGCTTACAAGCTCTGAATTTTTTCCTTTTGGAATTCTTACATAAATTGATGGCATTCCGATGTCATCCAGTAATACCACATTTTTTCCACCTGACAGCTCGCTTACCGCAGCTGCCATCTGATCATAATTTCCCATAATAGTCCTCCTTATTCGATTGCATATAATTTGAGCGTAACATTTGCCATATTGAATGGAACAGGGGTTCTTTCCATAATTGTTTCGCTGCTGTTTTCTACCTCAGAATCATAATCTGGATTAGGAACTTCCTTTTCAATATACTGCCTTGCCGGAATCTCAATTTGTGCTGCATACTTTTCACCAAGCTGGCCAGAAGTAATCATCCCATTCTTTGCAATGCAAATGTCAACACATTCATCATTATCTCTCTCCAACTTTTCGCAATTGAGCATCAGCTCATCAGCAAATGTAATCTTATTTTTCGATACACTGTACTCAATTTTCTTTCCAACATTTACCTCTACGACTTTCATCTGTCATACCTCCTTAATTCTCTGCAGGCTTCGCCTGTCTTTTGGGCTACGCAATCCGCCATATCCCTTTGTGCTTTGGTTGCATGTTCCGGATTGATACCATAATCCCGAAGGGTTCTGTTTGTTTCAGCTTTTCTTTCGTCACTATGAATAATGATATTTGCCACTACACCGTACCTCCTCCCTGTACAAAGCAGCGAACAGTCACACTTTTAGCACTGCCTGTAAAAGCAATCTTAAAGCCATTCACCTGCTTATCATAGACAACCACATCGCCAACATTTACAGGATTGCCTTGTACTTCTGTGATAACCCTGTAATCCAATGTGCTACGCATATTCGCAAGCGCCACAGTCTTAACAGAATTATTAAAATAGAAATCCTTTGTGTTGGTCAATGTAACTTCAAGTTCCTCACCATCAACAGACTCTACGCTTTGCTGAGTATGCTTTACATTCTCTAACAAAAGAGCCAACATAAGTGAGTTGTTATGAATGCCCTGCTCCATGTGATTGAAGTGTTCGGCATCCATTGGAGTTCCCTCCTGGATAATCTCGTCCGAATTTTTGTCCTTTACTTCGTCAAGCCACTGTTCTGGTGTGTATGAGCCAGTTCTGTTGCCTTCCAAATATTCTGGTAATACATTCATCCCTATTCATCTCCTTTCTCGTAAATTGGAAATTCAAATTTAGCTAACACACCCTGATTTGCCGTCCTTTTAACGGCAACTTCCAGTCCTCCACAAATGCGACCGGTAATGTCCCAAAGGCGAATTCCGGTAATTGTGTGGGCTGTCTTGGGAGTGGTGAGCAAACTTACAATAAAAACAATCTTGTTGCCTGTGATTTTCTTACTATTGATTTTGGCATCATACCAATTTCCATTTACTTGGTACTGGAATTTATGAATAGAGCTCATCCATTCCTGCCGTCTTCTGTCGAGAAAATCTTTTTCCCAGAATCCCATCTTGCTACCTCCTATTCTTTATTTCCACAGCTTCTGGTTCCACATCGTCTGATGGTAGCCGAAGCAATGAATACATTTACATCTGCCTCTGTTTCTGATGATGAAACAGCAAGCGTTTTATATGCTTTAGCAGCTTTGTGCTCTGGCGAGGCATATATCTCGGTTGATGTTCCAAGCATTATATTTTCCTCAGCTTGTATGCCGCTCTGAACATCCACGGATAAAGAATCAGCCAGCACTCCACCGCCAGATGTTTGACGGCCAGAAGCTGGCATGTTGTATTTCTGTAAATATGTGCTTCCATCGATAAGAATATCTTTCGGAATTATCATTCCCTTCTTTGCCTTATTTGGCTTCAATCCTGCCACACTTTGTCCAGACTGCAGAAAGTCTACGATTTGTAGGTTGCTGTCAATCTCAATTTCTATATCCTTTTTAAGCAATTGTCCAAGTGTCGCATTATATGCAGTTCCACCTATCCGAATTGTACCTGTTTTGCTTGATTCAAAAGCTGCTATCAAAGCATTCACATCCTGTTCACAGCGAACTTCAATAATAGTTCCAAGTGTTGCTCTCTTTGGGTGTGTGCCGCAAACAATAGTGTTGCATCTCGGTACGTCATAGGATGATATCCAAAAATTAAAGGCTACCTCAACGATAGCCTTGATATAATACTCAAATTCAATTCTGACACCTGCCGGCTTTACCATCGGAACTTCACCCAATGTTACAACTTTTCCGCCTGGTGTAAGAAATGGCATTGTGAGGATAATCACAGCAGGAAGTGCTGGATCTTCTCTGTAATAAATCGGAGATACATCCCATAATAATGCCAATCCATCCATAAGGTCATGGTAGGTACATTCATTTGTATTAACCAGCATCTGATACTTTAAGAACTGGCGGTACCTCTCATCGCTAATAACAGGATCCTCAACATCAATACCTGCAAGAACACCAGCTTCTTTTCGTGTAAGTGTCACAATATCTCCGACCATATCCAAATTCATACCAACAGCACTATCTAAATCTGTCTCTGTATCAAGCTGTTCGAATACCTTATATAAGTCCTCTAATTGCTTTGCGAACACCGAAATAAGGGCTTCTATGTATTTCTTTCCTTGAAACTGTTGCGGTAAATCATCCAACCATTTATCAAGAATGTCCACTATACACCACCTCAATTCTCGTATCTGCAACCACAATCTTCTGTCTGCTTTCAACATTTATATTTACCTTTGTGTATTCATCGCTGGTCGGAATACGCTCTTTGTCTTTTGTGGCAGCACATTTAATATCTACATAAGTTACACCGCCCACTGCCGAATAAATCCCATCATTGAATGTCTGTGACAACATATTGTCACCTGCCTGTAATTTGGAAGCATCTTTGACAATTGAATTTATCGCCAAGTTTGCATAATTTGTAGGAAGATATGCTTTGTCTGCATCTAATGTAACTTTCATCCAGACATAAATGTATTCCGGTCTATTGAAACTTACAGGAATGGAGTCTCCATACTCTGTTGCAACATTAACAGTAATAGAGCCAAACGTCTGAATACCAGCAGCTTTTTTATCCAGAATAATACTTGCGATACTTGTTTCATCTCCGCCATCTACTATTATTTCAACGCTATGCGGAGGTCTTCCTTCCTCGTCTGTATCATCCGTATTGTTCTCATATCCTGTTGCACTTTCTACATTCGGAACATTATTTATTAACTGAGAACAAATACTGTCTATCATCCTTGTAGAGCGAATAGCCGATTTTGCCAAATATGAATGTCGAAGTTCTACATCCGTTTCCTGTAACCTTCCGTATGTAGGTGCAATCAAATTCTCAACAGCATTGAACCCGCTAATATTTGTAATCATGATTGTTATCGTTCCGTTAGGAAATATAAGTTTTCCATAATCTATAGTTGCAAAATCAGCAAGTGTTGTAACGCTTGCTGTTGTTAAATTGTCAGAAAGCACAAGTATTCCACTCCTTGATGCTGATTCACTGATCACATCCAATGTAATATTGCTTTCATTCACAGATACCTTATATCCATCTGGATTTACAGCTTTACTCAGGCCTTCAATGATTGATAATTCATCATCGGACACACTTGTAAAACTGTACTGAACACCGTTTATTGATACAGAATATATAGCCCCTGTAATAGGAGCTGATACCCTTATTGATACCTTGTTGAAAGATTCCCTCGTTATAACAAATTCTGAAACAGCCGCCAGTTTAGCTTGTGGTGCTGTATTTGTCGCAACTGTAGCTCCCTGTCTTACAATCGTTCCATCATCGCCTGTACAATGCAATGTGTAATAACTGTATTTATTAGGGCTTCGTCGAATGCCACCGTACTGCACAGCATTATCAAGGCTTACTCCTTCAGCTGTAGACGGATATTTTGCATAATAACTGGCCTGTGCCACTTCCCAAAGCTCGGAAATTTGTCCGCCGTATGTTGTTATTAGTACATTCAGAAATGATTGAGGATCCAATCTGGTGTTAAATCCAAATTTTCCAGAAAGTTCTGAATGAAGTTCCTCCAATATTTCATCCAATCTTTTAATCTCAAATCCTTTATCTGTAATTCCATATTCAGCCACCAATCTTCACCTCTTCCTTATATGTTTTTTCATCTGTAACAGCTTCGTATCGGATTACTGCCGACCTTTTTAAGCTATCAATTTCTATAGATACGTCATTAACTTCCGTAATTTCGTCTACATTGAAAATTTGTTCTTCTACCAATTCTTTAATCTGGTCTATATCTGGATTTTTCACAAAAAGATATTCAAAATACGGAACACCAGCTTCATCATCCCATCTCCATTCTTGAAAAAACCACTTTAGCCGAATTTTTATCTTTTGGCGAACAGAATTGGCAAGGACAATGTCTGTTCCCTTGAATGCCAAGTCACCATTACTGTCAAGCAATATATCCACTTCCTCGCCTCCTTCTTTATTTTGCCTTTGATGTGTCTCCGTGCACACCTGCATGTGTATGATTTTTCAGAGATATATTTCCAGCTTTTACATCGCCACTCACAATTAAATTTCCTGCGATTTCCACATTGTCTTTATTCACCGACACCTTTGTCGAACCATTCTGCAATATCAAACTCTTTTTACGGCAAGCCTCCCTCAAAGCAGCGTTGCCCTTATTGGACAATCCGGGGATTGCTATGGCACTTGTCAAGTCAAACCGAATATCGTTTTCTGATTCGCCGCCACCTATCCATGCATCCAATTCCTGTTCTGAAATGATTAGCAAGCAATCCATACCAACTGTTATTGGAAAGGCAATATAAATGTCATTCACCTGACTTTGAGGAATAATGACCGGTACTTCCGTTACTGTTGGGTATGCCATTTTTCTTCCAGAATCAGTAGTGTATGTTCCATAAGGTTTTACAGTTGCAAATCCTGTTCCTGCATTAAATGCCGTTATTTTTCCAGGAATCGCAGTATGCATTTCTTCCATTACCGACCTTGCAGCCTTTTCGACCTGTTCTACAAATTCTTGTAACATTATTTCACCTCCAAAAGCTGTGCTGTGCATATCCAATCACCTTCCAGATTGTCTCCGTCAATCGTCAGCTTGTAAACTCTAAAATATCCACGCACTTTGTCGCTTTCCAATCTTATATAATCATTCACTCCAATCGCTCCATTCAAAAAATATTTCACTTCATAGCCTATCTGACTATTGCTTTTTCCGTTGCTCGAATCGTCGCTTTCGGAGGATATAGTTATTCGCTTAGGCACCTCTAAAAGTCCCGTATCGGTACTTAAAAGATACGCCCTAGTTGTTATAGCCTCATTTGGTTTCCTTATCTGTAAAACCGAATTCTGAATAGACCATTTAAGACCACATGTCTTACATAGCTTTTTCAAAGCTGTTTTAGCTGCTCCTACATAGCTAAATCCATGCGGTAAGGTTTTGAATTTGCAACCTTTTGAATACACAACCGACACACCCATTTCTCCTGCAATTTGGTCAAATACCTCCTTGCTGTTAACTTTTCCAGAGCGAGAAATGGATATATATGTATCTCTCAAAGCAACCCTTCCGTCGACAACTTCTATTTCCGTCATTCTGTCTGCCCCATCCATTTCAGTTGACGATGTAACTACATTTCCTGCTAGAATCAATGCAATGTGATTGGCATATCCCGCCTGTAATTCAATTGTGCAATCTTTCGTGTCGAGGATGCTGAGATTGGCAGGGGATAAATTCCATATTTGTACCTTGGCTGTATTGGCAGTTTCTGATGTCGATTTTTCAATGCTAAAACTTATATGCAATGCATGCGGATTCTCGGTTGAAGTTTGACCGATTTGAAATCCGTTATGCCCCATTTTTCCAGCCTTCATAAGATATCTTCTGATAAAATTTTCCTGTGCCATTTTAATCCTCCCATTCATCCCAAGGTATAAAAACAAATTCTGCGGTTCCATTATTGAAAGATTCCCTTGTAAGTCTTGTTTCTTCACTAATTGCACCAAATATTCCATCTGGCAATGATGTGAAATTCATAAAATGTGTCAGTGGGAAATTAGGCACAATCTTGGTCGGAGAAATAATAGGATTTTCGTCTGTGTCTGATAATCCAAAGCTCCAAAAATCTCCTGTTCCATTGTATGTAAAGCGGATAAGATACTCTTTTTCTGCAATCGTCACCGACGATACACTATCGTTCATATCCGGAACTGTAATATATAGCATTTACCCACCTCCTACAAAAATCCTGTTTTTTTCCCGATGTTATATAATATAGAGCCCTTCTTTCCACCACTCGACTTGCCAGAGCCTCCGGATTTATTAGAGCCTCCAGATTTGCTTGTCGAAGAACCCGAAGATTTTGAACTACTGGATGACGTTGTCGCTTTTCCTGCACTCTTCTTCGATTCTCCACTCTGCAAAATATATTTAGGTATGTAAACCGTTTTTCTTTTGGTTATATACACTTTCTTTAATGAAAACTGTATCTGTCGTGCGTACCCAATTTCCGAACTATGAGAAATTGACATTGATGTGATTCCCATACTGGTATATATCTTGTCTGTAGTGACAACCTTTACCAATTTTCTCTGAAAATACAATTTCTCAAACTTCTCACATATCTTCTTGGTTCTGCCCGCAGAAGGGCTATGCCCTTTGCGATTTCTCCATGTAGCTGGGCTATCACTTATATATAGAGTGATGCTCAACTGAATAGGTTTTAATATAATTGTGTCTGATACATTGTAACCATTTTCAACAGGATACTCAGGAATGTCAGCAGAATAGCTGATATCCTCGCTGATAAGAGCATCCCCTTCTATTCCGGCAATGCTAACCGGTTTTAGATTTCTTGCCATTCCTTTTCACCTACCTTGCATATGCCAGCCCTTTAGCCATATAGCTTGTGGCATCCTGTGCCGACTGTTTCATGCCCTTCGATACATTCTGTTGTGCCTGTACATCACTGCCAGAGTAAGAATTATTGAAGGTATTGTTCTGTGTCACATTTGTCGTATTACTTGTGTTATTTACTGCACTTCCAGTTGCTGTTGCAGCTGAAGCTGTAGCTCCTTTCATAAGGGTTGATATGCCGCCTGCAAGCCCTTTAACTTTGTCAAGAACAGTGTCCTCGTTTGAACTGATACCTTCGGCTAGTCCACCCATAAAATCAGGCATCCAACTTTCATAATCAGTTAGTGGTCCTTCATCCGGAACTGAGAAATGCAGAAATGATTTGATCTTATCTCCAATACCTTTTACAGCATTTACAATCCCCTGCACACCAGACATAATTCCGTTTTTTAAGCCCCCGATGAAATCAGCGCCCCATTGGACCGCCTTTGACGGAAGGCTTGTTATAAAGCTGATTGCCGCATTGAATCCATCAACAATAGCAGATTTGATATTCCCAACAGCACCTTTAATTCCACTCACTATATTATTAAATGTGGAACTTACGGAATTAGCTATGTTTGAAAAAATACTGCTGAAAAAGTTGTATATGGACTGCAATACTGAAACTATCGTGTTATAAGCAGAATTTATTGCATTTGAAATAGTGCTTGTTATTGTATTCCATATTCCTGTCAAGAAAGAAACTATTCCATTCCATATTCCAGAGAAAAATGCACTTATTGCACCCCAAATTGCGTTCCAAAGTGCCTGCAAAGCACCTAATCCAATAGTCAGAACTGTTGATATTGTGTTCCATGCCTGCTGTAAGAAAGCTACAATCATATCCCATATTCCAGAGAATATCTGTTTGATAGCCTCCCATGCTCCAGACCAGTTTCCTGTGAATACAGAACTTATAAAATTCGCAAGTCCTTTTATTACTTCAAGGAATCCATTTATAAATTGTCCGCAGTTGTCCCACAGTCCTTTAAACCATGCAAGTATTGTAGAACCCCACGCATTCCAAAATGTCTGGATCCATCCAAATACAGTTTCTATTACAGTCGCAATAGCATTGAATACAGCACTTCCGGCTTCATATAAAGCATCCCAAACCGCTGACAAAGCATCGAGAATAGCTTGCCATACTGACAATAGTTTATCCTTTGTGCTTGTTGTAGAACCATCAATACTATCTTCTGTTCCACCAAATATCGTTGCCGCTAACTGTGATATGAATGTCCACACTCCACTCAGAAAAGTTTTTATGATTCCCCAGGCTCTCATAAAGTTCTCTTTTATACTTTCTCCGTGCCTCTCAAAGAATCCTTTAACAGTGTCAACCCACATTCCGGCAGCTTGTTTGAGAAAATCCCATACATTAAGCAGGAACTCTTTCACTTTCTGCCAAGCTTTAAAAATGGCTTCCCGGGCATTATCTGCACCAATGCCTGCCTTATCGAAAATCGTGCCGATAACTGAATCATTCCCCATAAGGAAATTGATGAAATCCTCAACAATCAACGCTAGTAAAACAACCGCTGCCACTATTGCCAAAGTCTTTAGGTTTGCCAAGCTGAATAAGCCTTTCATCTTTGTAAGTAATGTAATAAATGCTTTTGCTCCAGATATGATTTTGCTCCAATTCATTACAATAAAAAAAGCTCCGGCAATAATAGCCAAGAGCTTCAGAGCGTTATCAACTCCACCAAGTTTATCTATAACATTTTTCACCATTCCCATGCCTTTTTTAGCCCCTATCTGCAAGGTCTGCATCATTCGATCAATAGCTGGCTTCAATCTTTTTACTAAAGCATGCATACCATTGAATGCTTTGGTTAGGATTCCTGTCTCTGATGTCAGCTTTTTCATCCCCACAGTTGCCTTTGATACCAGGGAATTTAGCAGTTTTAATACCATTACTGCCGGCTTTAAGAACGCATTTCCAGCCGCCGCTTTCAAATCCTGCACATTCTGTTTCAAATTACCAAGCTGATTGGTCCATGTATCAGATTCTCTGGCCGCCTGTCCTATTGCACCAGAGGCTTTATTCGCATCCTCAACCATCTGCAGTAATGTCAGCTGTTTTTCCGCTTCTGACAAGTCTTTAAACGACTTTCCGTACAACGCATTTGCGGCTGTATTTCTCGTTGTCTCAGTACATGAAAGACCAAGAGCAGCGTCATTTTCAAAATTACCTTTCAAGAAAGACTGGAGGGAATTAGTTACATCTTCTATGCTTCTATCGTAGAATGCGGCAGAATCCGCAACGGCTTTCATGGATCTGTCAGCAATATCTAATGCGTCCGCCTGCTCCATTCCTGTTGTCTTTGCAAATGCGGCTATCTGGGTAAAACTGCCCTTCATTCTATTTACAGTTACTCCAGTATCATCAGCAATCTTATCAAGCTTGTCTGAAGCGTCCTGCTCTAAATCTCCAAACACCTGCGAAAACTGCGATTTTAATGCCTCTGCATCTGCCGCAGCTTCCGCCAAGTTTGCAATACCGGCAATTGAAAAGCCTATTCCAATAGCGCCTAAGAGCTTTGAGGCCATATTTTTTACACCTTTAATGGCATTCTCTGCCGCACTGACACTTTTCTGATCAACTTCAATACCAAATGCAACCGCAATGTCTCTTATCGTCAATGCTATTCCCTCCTTTCTCTCATTTCCTCAGCCTTTCCATTCTGAATATCCATATCCATACGATATAAAGCATATAGCTTCAATGCCTCGTCTAAGGTGTAATATTCCTTCAACTCAAACATTGAAGCTAATTTAGCTTTAATCAGTATGTACATTCTTAACTCCAGCTCGGAAAATTGCGAGGTGTCAAGTTTTCCGTATTTTACAATATCTTCCTCATCTTCTTCGCTATAGACTCGCCTACTTTCCCAGATGGGCCGGCGAGTCTCTTGAAAAAACCATTGAAGTTCAAACGGATAACATAAAAAGCGAGAATGAACATGTCCTGTACATCCCCGCAAAAAATCTCATTTACGATATCCATATCAAGTATTTCCTGTGAATACTCTCCTGTCTCCACATCGTCCTCATCCATTACAGGAAGTTCAACGACTACATTCTTATGAGTAATGAGCAATTTTTTCATCATCGATTCAACTTTGCTACCAGAAAACCCTTCCATACTCTTTGAAATGGAAGCGGCCGCATCATTTACATCAATGTCCATCAAATCTCCATCTTCTCCATCGCTTTCATTGTCGCTATTGCCTACAAGCGGCATAAGTGCTGCAAGAACCGGGGTAAGCAACGAAGCTAAATCTCCCGTAAGGTTTGCGGCAACCATAGCTGGAAAAGGTCTTATATAAAAATTCAGACCTCCAATCGTTTCCTTCTTTGGTTCAAGCTGCTTTAATCGTGCCATATTTTACCTCCTAACTTTCTACACCATCAGCTACTACAATCTCCCACTCGCGATTGTTCTGTGCTTTTCCGTAAGTTTTGCTTGCGGGCTTAGTAATCCAGCCTGTAGATGCGCTGAATTTCTCATTGCCAACAAGATCCTTCACTGTAACAGGGAAAAATCCCTTACCATTTTTCTTCATCTTCTCATACATCTTCTTGCAATATGCATTTGTTTTAGAGTTCTGAAGAACAGATACCTTTACGGTATAGATGGATGACGGATCCACACTCACGCAGACTTCACCATCTGCTCCTGCCACATAGCTGTTTCCATCGCCAGCAGGCTCAATAACAATAAAGCTGTCATCAGCAAAACCACTTGCAATATGGTTTCCGAGTGCAAGCGTTATCTTTTTCGGATTATAAGTTGTTACTCTTGGCATTAACCTTCACCTCCTTCTATGCGTACACAAGGTTGCCACTGATATTTACTACTTGGATTGCTCCTGCTAACTTGGCGGTAAACTTGCAGCCTGTCAACTGTCTGGATGCCTTTTCTGAATCACTCATACTTGAGGATGAAGGCACAGTTATTGTGTATCCCGGAATTTCATTATCATCATCGTCATACTCTGTAGGCGCAATTCCTCCGACTTTCTGCCCCACTTTTAACGATTCCTCCATCTTGCCTTCAACCGCAGTAATACCTTCATCAGTAAAAGGCACTTTCGTGTTCAACACAAGAAGATTAAATACTCTTTCCTGCATGTCATTCTTTAACCAATCTCTGAATCGAATTGTGTCAATCCATTCGTTTGCAAGCACCTTGCCGCCCATCGAGCTTGTGACGTTCTTTTTAGCATAAGTTGTAAAATATGTAATGCAGTTTTCATCGCAATATTTTTTCATAGCAGTGGATAACTTACACGGATATACAGCCGCCAGTGGTTTTAACCCCCATGTTTCGCTTCCAGGATCATATCCAAAGCACTTAGCCATCATTGCTAAAGAAATGTAATAATTTTCATCTGGATTGCTCTCAACATCTGGTACTCCACCGCCATAAACAGCAAAGCTGCGGAAGAAGTTTGTTGTGCTGACCGGTAATGTTTCTCCAATAAATGTAAATCCAAAGAGTTTGTCATTGGATTCTGTCCATTTGATAGCTTCTTCAAGGTCAGTCTTTGTGAGAAATGTCTTTGATAAGGCAATTCCATACCACCCGCCAGCTTCTTTGGCTCTATCAAGTGTTACGCTGATTTTTTCATAAGTAACAGGGTCTGTTTCCTCGCTTGTAACCTGCCTTGCAACAACATAGATAAGACTTGGTGCCGGTGACTGAGAAAATGCCACACTCGCCATAATGTATGCCTGTGATTCTGTTGAAAATCCATAATCCACAAGCTCAGATGCCTGTGAAATACTAACGACCTTTGTTCCAATATTATCTGTAGATTTCTTTCCTGTTTCCGGACCTTCGACAACAAGGAGCACATTGCTAAAGCTCTCATCGCTTGAACCGGGAGTAGAAATTGCAATATCCACCTTGACAATATCATTAAGATTATTTCTAATCGCCATTGTCTGTTTCCTCCTGTATTTTTATTTCTTCTATTGCATAGGTTTCTACCTCTGCAAATTCTTTCATTCCTCCACCGCTCGGATTTGGAACTGCTTTGCTTTCCAAAACTCCATATTTTCCATCTGCTAATCCGACATACGATACCGTAAATTCGCACATTGAACGATAATTAAATTTCGTGTCTCCAATCAGCTCTGACAAATCCCGTATTGGTGGATTCATAACAATAGTTACATCTTTTTTTGCCAGCTCTTCTGTTATTCCGTCCGAATCAAGAAATCTGATAAACTCTTCCAAGTCCTCAACTGCAGTATTTTCATAGTAGTTGCTGTTTCCAGCTTTAACTTCTCTTCCCACAGTGTACAAATTGATTTCGAAAATGAAATCATAATTGAAATATCTATGTTCTCTTTCATCGTCTGACAAAGGAAAAGCTGACCTATTCAAATTGCTATATCCAAGCGTTATATATGGCGGTTTAGGTGTTACACCTTTGGTTTTCGTCCACACCACCATCGCTCCTGGATGATATCGCTTAACAAGTTCGTAAATGAACTTCTTAACCTCCGAAAATGTCATTCTGTTTCCTCCATTTCAGAATTGCTCGGCTCTTTGTTCTCGCTGACTGGTATCAGCTTAAATGTTGATGTCCAATGCTTTAAAATTGTATTCCTGCTTAGGCGAGAAGACATACATTCAAACCATCTTCCATCATACAGAAGCTGGTCTGATCTAACACATTCTTCCTGTTTCGATGTTCTGATTGAAAAATTACCAAATGTTTTCAACATCTGTTCATCTCTGCTCCCGCCAGCTTCTATCACTTCATCATCCGACATAGTCTGCACATCAAGAACAACTTGGATGTCTTCGTATCCGGCAGTCGGATATCCATCTATAATCTGGTCTTCCCCATATCTTCTCAATGTGTATGTGTTTCCAAAGAATGGCATTAGTCAGACCCTCCTTTCTCCTGTATTACATAGTTAATTGACTGCCTCATGCGGCCTGTATCAATCAATGGCTTATCAGAACCTTTTCTTTTAATCGTTTCCGGAGAATTCGGAACAAAATCGCCATTAACAATCTCTTTCTGTATCAAGCCTTTCTGAAACACTCCTATTTTCTTTAGTACATCTTCTGCAGAGCCACCTTTTACCAGCTGCATCCTCATTGACTGCAAAAAGGCATTGATTTCAGAAGAATGAGCGTCAACACTATCTCGCAGGAATGGTCTCGACGGAATATGGACAGTTCCAAGTTCATTGAACATTGCGATATCAACCAAATCCACACCATTATCGCTACCAGCTCCCTGCTGTATGCCTATTCGTACCTCCAGTTTGTCAAGGTCCTCTAACATCTTCTGAAACTTCTTGCCATCAGCAGTAACTTTCTCTCTGACTTTAACCGCCACAGTCCACACCCGCCGACACAATTGTGACAATGCAGCGCTTTCTCAAATTAAGATACTGCATACCATACACCGTTAATCCGAATTCCGAATCCGTTGCAGTGTTTCCTGCCTGATTATTGGAAAAGGACACCGATGTCTCACCTTCCGAAACAGAAGATAAACCAATGGTGTCCCCTATCGTTCCTATGCCGATTGTCTTTCCTAAACCAGACATTTTCATTTTATGTGCCGCTAAATATGACAAAGCCTGCGGATACAACTTTCTGAACCTCTTTTTGCTGATAAGTGGCTCTGCAAGAGATATGAAAGTCTGTACTGTATCATCTGGTACATCTGCAAACTCTCCCATGGTCTTTCTTATAATTTCAAAGGCATCCATAATGGTCACCTCCTACTTGCTGAGTTCGGCTACGATTTTCTCCTTTAGAGTATCAACGGTATCATCGTCCGTTACCTCAAGTCCCATCCCTACAGCTTTTGTAAGAAGGTCATCTTTCTTCATGGTCTTTACAGCTTTAATCTCAGCTTCCTTGGTCTTTGCTGCCTTTTCCTGCTCTGCCTTATACTTTGCAATAGCTTCCTCTTCGATACGAGCTTTTTCAAGGTCACTAATACCTGTTTTCTCCTCAGCAGAGACATTCTGGGAGTCAGCCACAATTCCTTTCTGCAGATAGTAAGAAATTACCGGATGGGTTTCCATTCCCTCCGGTAACTCTAAATCCGCTCCAGGAAGGAGTGGCTCTCCGTTGATTCCGATAATCTTTCTCGACTTATTGATAATCTTCATAATGTCATTTCCTCCTTAAATTCCGTATGCAAGAAGCATTGATAACGGATAATAAATGATAAGTCCAGCAGTTCTTGTTTCGCAAGGAATCTCTGTCTCGAGTTTCTGGACCTGCAATGGGTACTGGTAGAACGGAAGCGGAATTTCCAAACTGAACTTTTCCGGATCCTTCGTGTACATAAATGCAACATTCTTTCCTGTAGGATTGATATCAGTAGCGGAATCCTGTAACTCTGCCATGCTCTCGAAGTTCTTTAAGTATGGTGCATGGTCTTTGATAAAGCTGAGTACAGTAGTCTCCGTATCTGGAATTCTTCTTGTTGAAAGATCCATGTAAATGTACGACGGAAGAGCTAATGTATCAGGCTTTTCGATAGACATTGTAATCTTGTCAACAAACTTCTGCATGCCATTGATATCCTCAAGAATCTGATCAGCAGTCTTATGTGCCCAGTCTGTGTACTTCTTTCCATCAACTTCAACCTCGGACAAAGTGTACAGAGGAATGTCGGTACCATCAGAGAAAATGCCGACGAGATTATGTTTCTTATCGCCTGCAAAAGCAATCTTATTAACCATATAATCTGACGCTCTTCTTGCAGCTGCACCTTTTCTGGCATCAAGAGACTTTCCTGCCATTCTGGAAGCTCTCATTTCCTGCACATTGTAACCATAGCTGTCACCGACAGACTTAATAGAAGCAGTGTGGGATTCGCCCTGTACATCAACTCTAGGAAGGTCTGTGGCATAATTGTTAATGATTGCCGCCATACCGGTAATATCATAGCTGTAATATGTTGTGGTTTCTGCTCCCTCATTAACCTCAGAAGTGATAGGGAAGTAAGACAATGCAGAGAGCTCCGGATACTGCTTGTCATAAGTCTTTGTCTTTACCTGGTCAAGCTCTCTGGCAAAGAATACAGTTGCAGATTCAACACTATCAAAACGAAGCTGCTCACTTCCCGCAAGCCCCTTAACAAGGGTAGAGCCCTTTAATGCACTGTAATCATCCATGTTAAAATCTTTCATTCGTGAATACCTCCTTCTTATTTCTCCGCAGCTTTCACAACCGCACCCGGTCTGAACTCTGCGTTTGCAATGCCATTATCAGTTTCTCCAAGGAAAATAGCATTTACTTCCACCTTGGTTGCTGTATCTGCAGATGTTGTGAACTTTCCTGCCTCATCACCATCCGTAATTAAGTAAACCTTCTCCTTGTATGCAGGTTTAGCTGCTGCTCCAGTCTGCACCCAAATTCTTCCAAAATGAAGGCAGCCTACTGTACGCTTGCTGTTGATGGAAACATTGTTATCCATATCCTTTTCCACCATAACAGAATTGTGTACTACAACACCCTCAAAATCATCAGATGTTGCACCTGTTGCCGGAAGTTTTACGTCAGTGCCTTTATTTGTTCCAACGACAACACCAAGGCCAAAGGCAACACCATCACCTTCCGCCTGTCTTGTTGTAACATCATGGGCCGATAAATCAAACAGCCCGCCGGCCACTCCTTTAGGAAAGCCAAAGCCATAACTTGTCTGTACTGCTGTGCTCATTACTTTCTACCTCCTGTCATATTCGCAATCATTTTCTTACGAGCAGATGTTGAATTACTAACCTCTTTTGCATCCTTGCGGACCTTATCAGCTGCAATTCTCTCTCTCTGATCATTAGTGCTCTTTCTCTCATGGAATGACTGCTTTGCAATGTCATAAGCTGCATTGATATAGCTGTCACTCTTTCCATCAAGATTCATCTTCGGATTAACTGCCTTGATAATGCGTTTTCTTCCTTCTCTTACCGAAAGTCCCTCAACTCCATCAAGGTTTAATCGGTCAGCCATTCGGCACACATCAAGGCGGTCCTGAATAATTTTATCCACAGAATCCATGTTTACTCCTTTCTGTTTCTCCGGATCGCATTCTGCACCCGCTCCCTCATCATCCGAATCTGTGTTTTCGTCTGTAGGAGCAGTTTCATCTTTCTCTCCAGTATCTTCTCCTTCATCACCATTCATATCGCTCTGAGCCTGCATCTTGTCAATCTCCTGTAAGAGAGTATCAAGATCTGCTTTCTGCTCTGCAATAATATCCTCTGGCGACATACCATCACCCTCGGCATCTCTGCGGTCAATATTCTCCTTGACCTTTTCAACGGGTGTCTTTTCCGGTTCTCCATTTTCCTCCGGATTAGCCGCTGGTGTTTCCTCTGGATTTTCTCCATCAACTCCCTCACCAGTTGCCTGATTTGCGGCTTTCTGAGCCTTGAATAATGCAATAGCAGCTTCCATCTCTTCTGGTGTAAGCTCTTCGCCCTCATCAGCTCTGCGGCCTTTTGAATTAGGTTTGTACATAATTACTTTGCCTCCTTTTAAGATTTGTGTATCATCATCCTTGCCATCGATATTCAAGCGGGCAGTTTCTCCCGCTCTTGCTTCTCCGACAAGTGCAAGATGATTGATTTCGATATTTTTCTGAATACAATCGTATTTCTCTCCGTGATATACTCCCGGAGTATCATCAGTATCAAGGCTGTATCCAAGGGATAACTCTTTCAATCCGCAACTTTTCAAAGCATTTGTATCATGAATAATAATCTCACAGCGAACGCTATCTCCATCCCTGTATCCTTCACTCATAATTGTGCCTATCTGTTCTCTGCGGACATTCTCCTTATCCACTTCTCCAGCATCATGTGTAATGATGATTGGTTTGCCCTTGTAACTCTCCAACGATTTCTTGTCAAAGACATTCTCAGGCAATCGGAGTTCCCTCCGTGTGCTTCCATCATCATTCTTATACTCAAATATGCCACATGTAGTCACAATTGGGTGATCTACAAGATAGCCTTCATCTGTGTAATAAGTCTGATCCATGGAAATGCTGTCAATTCGTTTCAGCTTCACTTTCTGCACCTCCTGCTTTCTGTCACTTTTTCAATGCAACCACTTCCTTTCAAACTGGCAAATCCAGATTATCTATATCAAACACCGGAATTGCGCAACACCGGCATTGATAATCCTGTCCAGGATGGCATTTTCTGCCATTTCCTACATCTGGCGGATTGTCCCAGCTGATTATCTTTCCTTCCAGCTCTCTATGGCTTTTCCGCTCTCGTCTATCCATTACTCCAGACCATTCATACTTTGACACACCCGCATCCCTCTGTTGACTCTCTGTAATATCTGCATTAAGCTTCGCTGTCTGGTCTCTGGCTATTAGTTTTGCATGACGCTTACTCATTCCATATTGGCGCTGAATTTCTCTTACGATATTCGTTGTGGTTGAACCTTTCATATAGCTTTCATAAACCAGTTCCTTCATCCGCTCAAGAGATTGATTAGGAACCGTCTTTATTAAGTCCACATTGTCAGACACCCACTTTTCCAATATCTGTGCGTAATATTCTCCAGAATAATAGTCATCAAGCAAATCAATACCTAATGTCTTACTTACTGCTTTTTTCCATTCCCGAACTGTGAGTTTGTGATCAAGGTTGGCAATTCTATTTATCTGCCTTTTCAAATCATAAAGCCCAAAGGCACTATCAAGCTCTCTCTGAATAGCCTTAAAAAGAATTGTAAGACGGACTATTGTATTATCCAAAGCTGAAAAACGAGCTGTCCTGCGTTTCTTCTCGTTATCTTTCTTGGAATCAGTATGCAGCTGTGTACCATCATTGAGTATTTGCTTAATCTCTGGTATATACTTCATAAGCACTTCTTTCTCAATGGTCATATAGGCATTTATCAATCTTACATACTCTCTTTCTGCACTGTCAGGATACTTGGGTCTGTATTTGCATCGGATAATCTTTTTCCCCTTATTCCGCTCTTTTAATTCAGACCGCAACAGTTCTTTTCTCAATCTTTCATCCAAACTCTCACCTTCTCTCATTGCCTCTTATTCGGAAATTAGCTTATAATCGTCTATTTGACTGTTGACACTAAAAAAGCCCCATAATGCCACAATTAGCGGCACTACAGGGCAAAAGAAAAGAGCCTCACGCTCAGCAAGGCTCGTATCTTATATTCCAAGTTCATCCAAATACTCAATAATATCGGATGATGTTCTCTCTGGATTCTCTTTGATGAAATCAATGACACTTTGAATGTCCTCTTCATCCTGCTTTTTCATTGTACAGTTTATTCCATACACAAAGTCATCGTATGTGTCTGAGACATTTTCAGTCAATTCCTTCAATTCAGCTAATAACTGTTCTTTCATAGGACAACCTCCTTAATCTGTGGATTCCTTCATGTATATTTCGTAATCATCAAAGCCATGGTTTCTGAATCGATATACATAAGCTGGGCTATCTGGCTCATTTGAATGCGTCCTTATATAGCAGCTCGACTTACCCTTATACTTTGCGTGATACACATTATTTATATCATGCGTCACCTTCGCCTTTTCCTTTGCAGTCATTGGCAAGGACTGGGATTTCTTTTTCTTAGAGCCACTCTTTTCATTCTTTTTTCCGCTACCCTTTGGGTATCTTCCGGAGCCAGGACCTCCATCTGCTTCCATATTACTTTGGCTCACCTCAGCTGTCAACCGAATTTCATCCAGTTGCCTTAGAAAGTCCTCAAGTGAAAGTCTAAACGGAAGGAATAAGTCCATGTCGAGAACACTTCCTACATCTTCAAAACGGGCATCTTCCATCTCTGTATTAAAGCATATTGGATTTCCATAATACTCTGTGCATAGAAAAACCTGCGAAGGACAATATTGTTCGGACATACCAGAAATCAAAGTTACTGGAATTATATTTGCTATATTGATGCCAAATTCTTCCCTTGTTTCTCTTATAGCCGCATCTTCCGGTGTTTCCCCTATTTCAATATGTCCTCCAGGTCCACACACAAGTCCATTGTCTTTCCTTGTGCCAACAAGCACTTTCCCATCTTTCACAACAATGACACCGCATCCGGTAGGAATAGTTGTATCCGTTGCTGAATCAGTTTCAGTTTCTTCCTGCTCCTTTGGTGCTTTTGTTTCTGCAGACAATGCAGTATTCGATGTTTCGGCTGATTCATTGGCATTAACCGGAGCATCATCTACCATAGCCTCCCAATCGTCTTCATCATCCAGAATATCATTAACAGTAAATTCTCCGTTCTCTGCCAATCGCTTTCTGACTTCCGAAGCATCAAGAGCCTGCATATCGACATAAACCTGTGCGGTCTGTGCCTTTGTAAGTTCAGTTGCCGCCTTCGTCTGATCAACCCCAGCCTGTTCCGCTTCACTCAGGTTCCAAAGAGGTTTAAATTTCAGTGTATAATCCGGTATTTCCTCGAACTCGCCTTTATACTTTCCGGCTATCAAGATAATATCAATCAGCACTCCAAGATTTCTTTTGAGGTTCAACTTCTGAATCTTATTCACATAGGAGTAATAGTTCTCCATATCTCCCTCTCCGGTGGAGTTTTCGCCGGCTGGTGACCTTCCAAAGAGCTTCGTCTGTGGGATGTTTGTTACTGCCGAAAGCATATTGCATGTCGCATCGATAATATCCTTTACTCCGGAAAATGTCACAGTCTTATAATCGTAATCTTCTCCGTTCGCATCAATAGCTATAGAATTGATGATGCCTTTCGCCATATCAATTATACGCAATCTTCTAAGAACAATATCCTCGCCCTCGTCTGTTTCCAGAAGATTGGCAAGGTCATTCATCTTGTAAATTGCCTGTACCGCCCTATCAAGCAGTTTAACTCCATTTCCATGTGATGTAACAGTTTCCTGCAAGGCTTTATGTATTCTCGTGTACTCCGGCATTCCAAAGAAACGATACTCGGTTCTTGAACTTGACTGCGGCAGAGTTCCATTCTTGAACAATAGGCACCTGCTTTCGTGTACACGAAACTGCTTGCCATACATTGGAGATACATCGTAGAATTCAGGCTTTCCAAATTTCGACCATTTACCGGTCTTTGGATCGTGATTATATATGCTGTTGTAATCTGGTGTAATCAAAGGTCTTTCAAACACAAGCAGTTCATCAATCCCTCTGATGTTATCCCAATCAACAGGTTCATCAATCTGTTTGCCATCATCAATAATCATAACCATAAGCGATCCGCCATAAAGTCTCGACCATTTGATAGCTGTAGAAGCTGCACCCTCAAAGTCCAACTCGTCAAGTGAATCATTTATAAATGTTTCCAGGTCAACATCATTTACACCATATTCAAATCCACTACTAACAGCATCATCAGATGGGATATCTATTATCTTAGCGAACAATCCGTTTTCCTCGTAGTTCAGTGTGAGTTCCACATCTGTTACAGGATCATCACTCTCAAAACGATACTGCTCTGACACATCATCTTGAGTACCATACTTATTCATCAGATTCTTATATCCATCTGCTCTGCTTTCTTTCTCATTGTCCTGCATTTCCTCACCTCCTAATCTACGAGACTTCCGATATTGAATGTCTTTTTCTGGTAGCAAGACAGCGCAACCGCATCTGCTCTATCCGGGGAATCAATTCCTCGTTTCTTCATTTCCTCTTTGCTTTCAAGCAGCATCTTCCCCCTGCTCGTCAGCCTATATTTCCTGCAAGTAAACTGAGCGACAAGCTCATTGTCATTTTCCAGACTTACTTCCTCCATCATCAAGGCATCTTTCACTGTGCCCCAAAGATATGTTGTCATATTGTCGTAAATATCACAGGCTTTCTGTTTCCCATCACCAAGTGTTTCTTCCGGAACTTTACCTGCGGCATTAACCGGAACAATTACCATTCGTGTGAGCTTTTCTTCCTGCTTTACTTCCTCAAGGCGGTCTGTAACTCCGCCGCCAAGGCCGCAATCATCAATGTTAATGTATATCTTCCCTCTGTATCGTGGGAACTCTGTTATAGCTTGTCTATAGAGCTGCACAATCTTTCCAACTGTTGTCATAAGACTTTGCCCTCTGAATGATACAGGAAGCGTTATTCTTCCTCCTACGTTCTTAGCAATAACTGTTTCATCCGAGCCATATCTCGCAACATCCACACCGAATGATATTCGCTTAATAGGAACATCGTCTGGCAAATCCAACATGCAGCAATGCTCTACTATGGAAAGGGCTATAAACACATCATCTTCCTGCTTTGGAAATTCTCCGAACACACGGACAAGAACAACATTACTGTCTTTCCCGTATTTCCGTATGAGAGATTCGATATTCTGTTTGTTGGTCCTCTTGCTATCTGCCGACGATACCGTATGGCACCTGTATATTGACCTATCCACATTGAAAGCATCGTAAAATGTTCCAGATGTTCTTGTAGGGTTTCCGCACATCAGCAGCTTATTGTTTGCACCAGAAAGAGTACCGAGTATTGCTTCCATGATAGGATCTGCAACACCAGAAGCTTCATCAACAATGAACAGCATATTATCTTCGTGAAAACCTTGCATATTCTCCGGCTTTGTAGCAGTCCTAGCTACGGCAAACCAACGCTTTTCGTTGCCAACCATATAAATATAGGTCTTCGTCCATTTGAGGATGTCTGAGAGCAAAGGAGACTTGCTCATCCACTTGCTGACTTCGGACCACAATACATCGTGCAACTGCTGTTTGGTAGGAGCTGTTGCAACAATTCTTGGATAGGGATAGCAGCATAAAAACCATAGCAAAGCAACAGCTTCCATACCTGTTTTCCCAACACCCTGTCCAGACTTGATTGCAACCTTCGGGCTTTCTGCCAAATCCATCAAAGCTTGTTTTTGCCAATCATCAGGCTCAAACAGCAATACCTCTTGTGCAAATAGCACCGGATTTTTCCTGTATATTGGGATTTTCTTCTGGAAGAATTTTCTTCGTAATGTCCGTGAGTTCTTATTCATCTTCGCTCACTTCCTCTCCCAATACAGCTGCAATCCAATCATCAACCGCATCGTTGCCAGCACTTTCACTTTCAAGCCTTGCCTTTTCTATGCGATACTTGGACAACGCTTCAATAGCCTTTGTCTTTTTGCTCTGCACAGTAGAAAGTTCCTGTTCCAGCCTCGCTATGATCATATCCTTATTAGCTGTGTGTGTTGCTATATTATAGGACTTACCCGGAAGAATTTCTTTATTATCAACCTTCTCCTTCTGGCGCCTATCGTACTCTGCCTCTTCCTCTTGGTCTTTAAACGAGCGCTTTGACTCGCTTCGGTTCACATCCATTACCGCAACCTCTCCTTTTTGTTCGCGGTATTTATTGATTGCTTTAAGTATTCTTCGCTCTCTAATCGAAAAAAGCTGTATCTGTTCCATCAGTTGAAGCTCTGTATCTTCTGGAATAGACTCAAGAAGTTCCTGCTCATCTGAATCCAACGCATCCATAAATACAGGAACATAACCGCCATGCTTTGTTCTGTCTGGTGGAGGGTTTGGGTTTGGATTGCCAGAACCGCCTTTTGCATTCTGATTTTTGGGTTGACCTCCCCTCTTTTTCTTTTGCAACGTTGCATTTTTCTTCTCATTTTTTTCGCAACGTTGCACTTGTTTTTTTTTGAGGCTTTTCCCCATCCGTACCGGTTCTTCCAGCTGCGTACTGTTCCGTCTGAAACTTCCAGTTTCTTAGCAATCTCAACCATTGCCATACCATCGTTGAATAGCTTTTCAGCTTGTGTTACTTTCTCGCTCGGTGCTCTCGGCATATCACCACCTCTCTCCTGTTCGTTTTGCAATCGTGGACGCACAAAAGGGAGGGTGTATGCCCTCCCGTGTGTCACTCTCACGAATATTTATTGTTTTAACATTAAATCTTCGTTATAAACTCTGCTTTTG